TGCCTTGTAGATTGCATGGCTCTCTGCGTGTAGTGTTGAAAAAGCACCGGAGCCATACTTAGGGTGGGTTTTCCTGTTATTACAGGCTGCAATCAATACTTTATTCCCCTTAGCTATTGCTGCGCCCACCCTAAAACGGTGCTCTGATTTTTTAGATTGTCTGATTGCCGCCCTCATCGGCGGCACGGACAGTCGATACTTCACTAAAAACTTCCCGGTCGAAAAACGCCAACGCCGGTAATCTTAACCCTAGGTTTCACATTCCCCATGAATCTCTCCAACGTACTGGGGTTCTCTTTTTTAGGGTCACAGTCAAGGCACCTAGCTAATTTCTTCTCTTCTTCGTAATCTTCCATTTTCATGAAGACAGACCACATCTCATCACACTCAGTACAGTAAAATTCGTAATCAGGCATCAGCGTTCATCTCCTGAGCCCCCAAGAACTCCTCTATCTTTCCGGTCTCCTAGTTTCATAAGGTTTACCTTGGCTACGGTCTCAAGGTCAGTGCCTAACTCCGATGCAATCTGTGCCACATACCATAACACATCACCTAGCTCCTTTGCAAGCTGGTCCAGGTCATTTACGTCAACTTCTCCACCTTTGTCTCGAATGATCTTCTTGTATTTATTACAGATCTCTCCTGCCTCGCCCGCTAGACCTAGGATAGGGTAGTTGAGCCCTTCTGGGTAAATTGCGGTTTTGTTTGCTTGAATTTGATAGTCGTTTAGTTTCATGGCTTATAATACCTGATTACATTTGAGTTTTAATCCATTCCAAGGTTTTCTTCATTCCTTGGCGCAGTTTCCTGTCAGGCTTCCAGTCGAGGAGGTCTTCAATCAGAAAGTTGTCAGAGCAGCGACCCATGACACCGACAGGACCATCGACGTTCACTATCTCTACGTCATAGTTACTCGCAAGCTCTAACGCCATTCTAGCAAGGTTATTAATAGAAATCATCTCATCAGAACCAATGTTAATTACTTCAGTAACATCGGACTCCATGAGACGCCGTACAGCTTCTATGCACTCATCAATATACAGGAATGACCTAGTTTGTGTTCCTGGACCCCAAACCTCTAGCTTACCTTTCTTTCTCGGTATCCTAGCTTCATCCATCATAGTGGGGCTCATGGTTTGTGAAGTTGCCTGTAGGGCCTTTCTACACATCGCTGCTGGAGCCTTCTCTTTACCTCCGTCCCAAGTTCCATAAGGACCAAAGATATTATGGAATCGAGCGATGCGAACTTCTATCCCATAGTTACGAGCAAAGGATCTCCACATTCGTTCGGAAAATAGTTTCTCCCACCCGTACTCGGAATCAGGAGCAGCAGGATAAGCTGAACTCTCCTCACAGTTAGGACTCTCTGGATCTACTTGATTATGTGCTGGGTAGACGCACGCTGACGAGGAATAGAACACTTTAGACTTCGGGCTATTGTTCGATACGGCATGAGCAATGTTTAAGTTTATACTAGCAGAATTATGCATTACGTCAGCGTCATGCTCTCCTGTAAAGATATATCCCGCGCCACCCATATCAGCAGCTAACTGATAAACTTCATCGAACTCGGCAGTTTTAAACATATAGCTTACTTTACTAGCGTCTCTGAGATCAAAAGAGCCTTGACTCAGGGCTCCTAAATGAATCTGATACCACTCAGTCAAAGGCTTAATATCAACTGCAACTACCTTATAGCCTTCATCAAGAAGACGCTTTACCATGTGACCTCCAATAAAACCACCCGCTCCACACACTAATGCTTTTTTCATTTTTGTTTTACCTATCAGACTAAATAAACGGAGAACCGTCCCACACTACAAAATCGTCACAATTCAATGATAGGTTATTTTCTTTGATATAATCAAAGGTGCTAACTACATTTAGCATATCAACTCTATTCTTTATATAATATTCAAAGGTTAGATCCTTATGAGCTACGCTAGGGTATACTTCTTGAGTACCTTTTCTAACTACCGCCAACCCGCAATCAGTATCTAAAACTCTAACATCTACATTAGGGTTTTTCATTCTAAGTTTTGCTGTGGCTCTCCACCCAGTACCAAACCAAGCAGTTCCATTATCTTCTTCTGTCATATGAAGCGGTTGTCCTGGTAAATTATCGTGTGATAAAATAACCCCACCTTCGTTTAGGCGATTTAGGGAATTTTCATAGTCTTTAATTACCTGAAAATCCTTATGAAGCCCATCTATAAAAATGATATCAAAAGTTTCTTCATTCTCCATAAAGAATTGATCGGAGGTTCCTACAAAAACTTCATCTCTATGTGCCTTAGGGAAAGGCTCTACTCCAACCTTCTTCTCACACTTAATGAGATCAAAACAATCTGTAGGTAGACAGATTCCTATTTCTAAGTAACTTTTATAGTTGTTCTTCTCTATTAGAGAATTTATAATTTCAAATCTAGTAATATGCTTTTTCATTTTACTTGCTCCATAAAATCAGACCACACTTTATTCGGAGTTAAATCTTTGATGATTTTTCTATTGTCCTGATGAGCCTTCCAAAGCTCTTTGTAGTCTGGTTGTAGTTCTAGTAGACGGGATCCTAAATCCTCTCCGTCTTTTATTATTATAATTTCTTTTGGCATATATAAAGATTTTTGGTTACATAAATCAGTAGACACTAATATATTACCCGCTGCCATCAAATCATAAATCCTCCAACTGTTTCGGTCATGCCCCGTAGGGTTTAGACCTACTCTACAACTAAATAAATGATTGAAAAAATCATTCCTGTTTAGAGGGTTAGTTTTTAAATCAGTTACATTCTCTCCAAAGTATTTGGATTGCCATTCTTCAGATAAGTTATCCCCTTTAAAAACTAACCCTCCCGCATGAGGGATATTATTCTTTCTCAATGACAATAACCAATCTATTCTTTGGTTATACATTGTGCTGTCCTCATACTTTCCTAAACAGCTAATGCCTTCTTCTGAATTATAAACCCCACCACTTACAGGAGTATGGTTGCCTATAAATGTACCCGCTCCTGTAAAGAAAGGAATAGCATTTGAATGAGTAAACTTAGGAAGATCTACATTAGCTACCTCAGGTAATTGAAATATAGAGGCTATAGGAAACCCTATAAGTTTTATACCTTCTTTTTCTTCCCCAACCCAGTTCATCTTACAGTAAAAAGGAATAGAGTCTTTCATAGCTTCAAAAGCTACCCCTACCTCATAATCAGTAGGAGCATCTTCACAATCGTAAAAGCATACTAAGTCTGAATTTATCTTTGATGTAGGGTCATAAGGTAAGCTGGGGTCCACAAAAACTATATCGCACTTCTCAGTAGGAATGTCTTTGTAGTTCTTTACTGTTTTATTTTGTATACCGCAAGCCTGAAGACTCTGTTGAAGTCTATAAGTATGTCTATCAGTTCCGTGTAGTATAAGGGCTTTGACCATATAATTATTTTTTTATTCTATTTTCTAAACTCGATCCGTACATATTCCCCAAAGTTTGCCATTCAGGTAAACCTCAGGATATTTCCAAATAAATCCTTTTGATGTAAGTGCTACTTTGTCAGTCTCATGCCAGAAACAATGTATGCCTAGTTTCATCATCTCATGAAGAGCTTCTTCATTTTTTGCGTGACAGAAGAATCTATCGTTCAGCAAGAAGGAATGATCGACTCTTTCGGTGGGATCATCATGTCCTAACCAAAACTCATCATTATCAAACCAAACATCCAACTCTACATAATTCTCTTTTGCCGCGTCCATGATGTAGAAAGGTCGATTTTCTTGCTCGGTTTTACCCTTAGTATTACCCCTATGTGCTATGGTTTGTATCATGCTCTATAGTCAGAAAGATAAGTCATAAGGTCTTCAGGAGTCCCTAAGCCCCACATTCGTTTGACTGGAATGGTCCTAATCTTCTTTTTATCTGCAATCGCCTCGTTAAATACCGGGCAAACATAGAACTCATTGTTTATGCGAACGTCTTTTTTGATCATCTGCTCCGCATATTTTACATAGTCGGAACCCTTCTTCCAATGATATACGCCAACCGTAGCAGTATTACTAATTGGCTTTTTCTCAGCCACTTCTTTTACTACCCCCTCATCAATTCTAGCAAAGCTCCACTTAGGGTGAGTAGCAGTAAAGGTCAAAATGTTACCATCTGCCCAATCTACATTAAGCTCGTCCTGCCAGCCATCCTCAAATTCAATAAACTGATCTGAATTGGCTGTAATTAGAGGGGCATCATTGTCGATAAGATACTTTGCAAGTAGGGTTGTACACGCTGCTCCCTCCGTAACACCCTCTACCTGCACTATCTCACACCCTGGAGCGATCAATGGAAGAAGATATTTCAAAGCATACTTATCATAATGCTCTTTCTGAACAATAAATATGTATCTTCCATCAATATTTAGGTTCTCTACAACTTTCTGAATCATTGGCTTACCATGAACCTCAATTAAAGGTTTAGGGAAAGTGTACCCTGCTTGCTCAAAACGTGAGCCCGCGCCCGCCATAGGGATCAAAATATTCATAGTTTCATTTTCTCGTTTACTTCAGTAGCGTTCTTTACCTCAACCACCTTGGCTCCAGTCATCTTAGCAGACTGAATTCCTTTCGGTGAGTCTTCTACTATTATAGCGTCTTCTGGTAGACAATTAAGCAAAACTAAAGCTTTTATGTACCCCTCTGGGTGAGGCTTTGCATTGCTAATGTCTTCGTTAGATATAATGCAATCCATGTAATCGTAGATTCCACTTTTTTGTAGCATCATACATGCAGTTTTTCTAATAGAGTTAGTCACGCAAGCTATCTTAAATCCTTCTTGCGTCAATTTTCTCATCAACTGAATTTTCGTAAGGTCTACCTTGCAAAGGTCTTCAATCACGCCAATGGTTAGTTCCTGCTTAAAATCAGAAATCCTATCCATTTGACTCTCTTGAATAAACCCTTGATCAGCCAAAACTTTCAGTTTCACTTTGGTCGGTAGGCCATTGTAAGTTGTTTCGTGATCGTGTCTAGAAATTTCATACCCTGCCACCTCTACTAGCGCCCTGTTCAAAGCTTCATAATGCCAATCACACGCATCTACTAGCACTCCGTCTAGATCAAATAATACTGCTTTAGTCATATTACTACTCCCACGCATCATCATAGTAGACTTCGCCTTGTGCAGCATAAAAATTATAAGGGTACGCCTGTTTGTATTTGTGCCAGTCCATCCTTACGCGAGGAAACACCTTGAATCCCTGCCCTTGAATTCTATAGTATTCTTCAAACGCCTCGCTTCTTTTACTAGCACCATCTAACAAGTATTCTTTTGGATTATCAAAGTGATGTTTTGCAGTATCACTTAATATAGAATAATAGTACGCTCCCAAATACATCGGAGCCCTGTAATGAGTGGTGCTAAAGTTGGGGTTGTTGTAAGAAGGCCAATTTGATAGGGGGCACTCAAACAACTTCTCTAAGGATTTACGACAACCCCAAAAAACATGGTCCTGTGGATGATAAGGGTGATCTGTTCCCATCCCTAAAACAAACATCTCATCCCCTTCTCTAAACTTTTTATAAAACCTGTCCAGCATCCTCATATCATCTAGAACTATAGTCTGGTCTGATCTCATCTTTACCACAACATCATTAGGACATTCTCTTATTCCGTTTTTGGAGGAGATTATCTGATAATTAACATTACCGCCGCCATCATGATTTGGTGGTTCTGAGAAAACAAACTTTATTTTATCTAATTTTGGGATACCTTGTATTTTTTCTCTTTCAGACTCCCAAGTGGATATTATGATATTCTCTACAAACTCAAGTTGAGAATAATAACTAGCGGTTTTGATGGTGTTATCCATCAAAGGTCCTTGAATAACAATATCAATTTTTTGTATCATGATAATTTACTAATCCAATACTCCAATAGGTCTTTCAAAGTTTCTTCGATGGTGTACTTTGGTTCCCATCCTGTAATTTGTCTTAGCTCTGAAGAATCTCCGTGCTGGTATGCGATGTCAATAGGTCTGTAATATTTAGGGTTGACCCACTTCTCTACATCTTGTAGCCCACTTTGCTTGATTAGCTCATCTGTATAGAACCCCATCTCCCTGGGAGTATCTCCACAAACATTGAACACTTTTCCTAGAGCATCTTCTGACTGCATAAGTAAGTAGTAGGCGCGAACACAATCCCTAGCATCTATGACAACACGAATTGTTTCCAGGTTCCCTACTGATAGCTTTTTTTCTTGCTTCCCTAGCATCATTTTTGCTATCTGATAAGCGTCACAAGAAATTGAAAAGTTCTTACCCCTCCTAGGGCCTGTGTGAGAGAAAGCTCTCGTAATAAAACCTTTTACTCCCCCATTTATCATTCTTTCTTGTAGGTAAAGGTCGCTGGCTACCTTAGATGCTCCGTAAGGATTAGCTGGTAAGAGAGTATCCGTAGTCTTGATCATGTGACCGTCTCGTCCTTCATTACCATAAACCTCAGACGTAGAGCAGAACATTAGCTTACACTCAGGCTGACGGTCTTGAATTACCTGAATAAGATTGGCAGTGCCCATTACGTTCACTTCCATAGTTCCCAATGGATCTACGAAACTAGTAGGCGGATGAGACTGAGCAGCTAAGTGGAACACACCATCAAAGGTATGCTCTTTAAAGATGTTGTCCAAAGACCTAAAATTCGTTAGATCTCCGTAAACAAAAGTAATCTTTGAATACTCTGGTTCAGGGACGATATCTAAAATATCTGTCTCCATACCGTTAGAACCTCGAACCAAACCAAACACTTCATGACCTTCCTCTAAAAGAAGGTTAGCTAAGTGTGGGCCAGCAAAACCTGTAATTCCTGTTATCAAATATTTCATATTAACCTCTTAGAATAGAATTCTCTCCTATGTATTTTAAATTCCAACTGTTGGACACGGTAAATCTACATCCTTCTGCGACTGCGGGTCGCTTTAACAAAAATCTTTTTTCTGTTAATTTGTCACAAATGCCATCCATAAACTGATGCGGCGCACTTTCTACACAATATATCTCTTGTGCGTTTGAAAGAACAAGAAACCAGTCCTGAATATTATAGTCTTGGAGTTTCTTAATCTCTATGATTTGATGTGAAATGCTCGGTAAATCCGCTTTTTGTCCCAGGGAGTCTTCTGTGTGAACCACCGCGTAGGGACCCTTTATGTTTAGGTGTTCGTATAAAGCCCCTTCTTTTTCAAGATTCCTTGTCCAAACCAGTTTGTTCTTTTCTTCAAACGGAACTTCAGCGAGACGATATTTGCATAGCTCAAAGTTTTCTTCAGGGCGCTGGGCCGTAGGATGTGGGCCACGATCAGCTAAGTTTACTACCTTATCGTACTGGTCCACCAAGGGTAGAATTTTCATTATGTCTGAACGAAGCCAGTCAGGATGCAAACTATCATCAGGCAAAAGAATGGGCTTTACATAATCAAAGCTTTTAACAATAGGTAAAAACTTTTCTGTAACAGGCCAATGAACCTCGTATCCTCGATCTGCGTACCACTTAGCTATGGGAGCACATACGAAAAGGTCTCCAAAAGCTCCAGGCTGAATAAGTAATAGTTTTTTCATCTAATTATTTTAATTTATAAACTAACATTCCTTTTCTGTAATTAAATACTTTTGGCTCCTCATAGTCTGCAATACTATTTACCTGATCTGTTATTTGCTCCCTTTCCGGGTAACTCTCTATTGTATCAAAATCAGAGAGATCGTCAATTAATATATACAAAGGAGGATTTTCCCGAACACACTCAATTTCTTCAAGAACTGGTGCCCCAAAGCGTCCTACTCTTGGGTCGAAAGTAGTGTCCCCCCCTGATCCATGAGCATCTAAAAATAAAATATAAGAACCCTCAATGTCACTCACTAGTGACTGTAGAACATCTGTGCTTGCCCCTTTTAAAAATTGTAAGTTATTTAATTTATGCGTTCTGATGCAATGCTCAAAAAGCTCGTTCGATAGTTCTATGCTATAGACTTTTTCAAAAAATGATGCCCATGTGGCGGCACCTTCTCCTCTATGAGATCCTGTTTCAACTAAAGTCTTTGGTAGCTGATCTAAATTTAACCAATTAAGTAAATTTACATATGTATCATTCATTATTTGTTACTCCGAAAAAAATAATAATAGATTGGCTCAGTAATGTACTGTTCAGTCTTTAATTTTTGCAGCAACTTACCTGAGTAATCTTTGTCTTCTCCCATAGAAATATCTGGGAATTTAGTGCTCAGTGCGTGTTCTCGTCTAACAGGATTCAGGTGATTTGGATTCCTGTAATATCGCATCAGGCCAGTGGACTTATCTTGGTTTTCAAACCATGATTGATACCTTAGACTGTGGTAAGTTAAGCCAGCGAAGTTGCCGTTGTTAAAATGAAGAAGATGCATCCCTACAACGTCTGGTTTACTCTGGGTGGCTTCTAAGATCTTACTCACATAGTCCGAAGAAACAATATCATCGTCGTCCACAAAGGCAATGTACTCTCCTTGGGACTTATCCAGGAGCATGTTCCTTTTTTTACCTATTGACGCCTGTCCGCTATCATTCTCGATAACAATCTCTACGTCTCCAGGAAACTGATCAACTTGAGGTTCTAAAATAGCTAATAATCTCTTGAGGTAATCTTTTCTATTTTCTAGTGTGCAAATCAGAATGCTAAATTTCATATCAAAAGTAAGTTTGTAGAGGGGTTATTGTCTCTGCGTCACTGTGACCATCTGCTTGATAAAACATTGGGTTTTTTGTAGCGTACACATTGTATTTTTTCATGTTAGAGGCAATGCACTCGTCGCAGCCAGCCGACCCTGGATCCTTCTTAAACTCTGTAAGTAAATCCACAACTTTTTGCCTGTACTCCTTCGACAAGTAAAGGACAGAGTGAATTCCTAGCATGTTATACGGGCGAATCAAGTCTTCGCTGTAGGACGAACTTATACATCCTCTAAATTGAGAAGCACCTCTTACCATACCATACCACGATGTTCCAAGGTATATCGCGTCAGCATCGTCAGGAACATCTATGAGCGGCCTCCAGTGCTCTGTGACGGCGCAATCATCTTCCATGACTAGTATTGGCAGTTTGTTACTTAGGGCTTGTATGTGCGTTTCTGCGATGCCTATAGTGTAGGGATTAGCTATTGGTCCATTGATTTGATTAGTGTTCTCAAAATCAAGTGAAGAGTACATGCTCTTCATTTTTTCATGCCGGTCCTTGTTTTTTTCAATAGTAGCCCAGTAAGTAGGAACTTTCCGTATATCTATTTGCATAACACTTCTGTAATTAGCTCTAAGTTCTTTCTTGATTGTTTTCTAAGATACTGAATTAGCTTCATACCTTGCATGTCATACCAGTCAGCTTGCCATGCACCAGAATTCGGGGTAGTTAAAACATTCATACCCAAACACTTTGCTTCCACAATCAACCTACAACAAGACTCTCTAGCGATAGGAAAAAAAACTAGACAAGCGAACCTCGCCATACTCCTAATAAAAGATTCTCTATCCGTGGTGGCAGACAAGACTCGATAAGATACCTTGCTTTCTTTTAAGAACTTTTCTGATCCCGCTTGATTCTTAATCCAATTAGTAGATTCAACAACACAAAAATCAGAAGTTTTATCAGCCTTTTCAATTCTATACTTTTCTAATATACTTAACTCTTTTTCAGACCAAATCGAACAATCTAAATTAATAAAATTACCCTCGATATCATTAATATTAAAAATATTTAAATGATCCTCCGTCTGAACAAAAATTGCTTTTGCATTCCGATAGAGGTCTAGGTTTATTTTATCTTGCTCTGGGACTATATTATCCTGATACCTCCACGGATGCCTAGAGGCAACAATTTTATAATCATGCTCTAGAATGGCGTAGTTACCTATTTCAGAAAATTCATCTAAAATTTTCTGTGCCATTGTTGAAGTGTTACAAAGTAGATAAGTCTTATCTTTATCAATAGTGATTACTTCAGAAGCGGCGAGTATTCTACTCAAACCCAAATGATCTTTAACAGTTTCATTTACCATCTCTGCCCCGCCAAAATTTTCTGGGAAATCATCTACCATTATAAGTTTAGACATACTTCACATTCTCCCTCTGAAAGATACAAGGCGGGTACTGCGGGTACACTTCATTTACCATATCCTTTTTCATTCCTTCTGCTAGAGCGTGAGCAAAGTTTGAATTTCCTATAAATAGTTTACAATTTGCGATATAACCAGCTAAGTCCAATATGCTATCTGTTTGCACATACGGTATCCTGCCCTCAAACCTGGGGAATGTGTAAAGGAAGTATTCATACTCTTTTGGGTGAGATACGAATATTGCTTTTTCAACCCATTCTTCTGGTAGACACTCCCAAAAGCTGTAATTACCGTGGTATCGACAACTACGAGAAAGAACAATATCTTTTCCAGAAGGTAATTCCTTCTTCTCAGCCTTTAGCCAAGGGGTAGAATGAAAATGCAGATTATCTTCAACAAGATCAAAAGCATCCAGGTGCGACAAAGATAGATTATTGAACTTGATGTGCTTTCTAAACTTATCTAGATTATAGTCAACTTCTATGGACGGATCCCATAGACGAACTTCTTCGATATAGTCCTGCTGCTCTAAAAACGGTTTAATAGCATCAATAGACTCTTCTGTCAGCTTAGTATTATTGTATACTGACCAATTAACCAAAGGCTCTTCTTTTCCTCCCTCTGGGTCCAAATAAAGGATACCCCCTCCGAGTGTTTTTATTGTGGGTAGGGAATAAATTATGTCTCCCAGGTCCCCAGAGTGCTTATACGTTTTCATGATTTAATATTTAATAACTCCTCATATAGTGTTACTCTTTGTTTTGCCATTTTATTCATATCAAAGTTCTCTTCGGTTAGTTGATGAAGGTTTTCTCCCATCCTCTTTACCATATCCGGTTTTTTAGCACACAAAGTAAGCACTCTGACCCACTCTGAAAGACCTTTCTTAGGATCAACTAAGAACCCGGTCTCGCCGTCTTTTATCCACTCATCATAACAGCCCACGTTACTAGCAACAAGAGGAATCTTATATCTTCCACACTCGGCTACCTTAATCTCCGACTTACTGTCATTGAAATTATTCATCTCTAGTGGTGCAAGGGCAACATCCATGTTAGTGTAAAACTGGCCGTAGCGATCAGGTTGAAGAGCGTGATGAATATTCCAGTTCTTGCCTCCCTTAAAGCCCCGCAAAATAATAGCCTGATACTTCTTCCAAACGTCAGTCTGCCAGTCTGTATTTCCCGGAGGTGGGTGGCCGTAGAAGTCCCATTGACAATTCTCCCTTCCAACCCTCTGATTTACTAAGTGTGGCACACCAGAAAAATATTTCAAGTCCTGCTCATGATGTATGCCGCCTACCCAGCCGAAACGAACATACCCCTTTTTCTTAATCTTAGTTTTAGGTAAATTCCAACAAGGAAGATTGTAATCAATGGTATTTTTTATTATAGAAAGCGCGTTTCCTTTCCCAATAAAGGGCTTGACCCTCTCTGCAAACTTTCTCTGCGTTACGGTAACGAGGTCTGCGTGACTATAGATAAATGCAGCAATGGCTTCTAGTCCCTTTTCCTTGTATACATCATAAAGTCTATGGCCTTCATAAATATTAGTCAGCAAGTCATCTGTGTCGTAATGAACAAGACATCCAAACTCTTTAGCTTTACCTATAATTCTGGCTGTGTAGGGGCCACCGAAGTTGGATAGGTTCTGCGTAAACACAACGTCTGCCCACTTCATAGTCTCAAACTCCCAGTTCTCTTGCCACTTACCAGTCTTCTCGTCTATGCCTAGAGGGTTCTTGTCCCACTTGATCTCTACTTTTTCTCCGTAAAGCTCTTCGAGCTTCCGCATAGGAGCAATGATTCTGTAATACGAACATCCGCCTTCGTTGGCTGGAACACAAAGGATTTTTAGCTTCTTTTCTTCAGTCATAATAAAATAAGAGGGCACCTTTTGGGTGCCCTCTTATTATAGTCTAATATCGTAATTTCAAAAGACAAATATTAGACTAATTCTTCTTCCTCTTCTAGAACAGCCAGTTCACTGGCTTCAGAGGTGTGAGAAACTCCTAGAGCGGCAGCTACGCCGTGAAGGGTTCCCGCAATATCAACATTGCTGTCTGTAGGGACCATAGCCTTAATAGCCTTAGCGTAGTTCTTACGCTTTCTGCGGCTGATTAGAGTTAGCACGCCCTCCCAAGCAGCAATGCCTGGGACAAATGCAGAACCAACACCGATGAGCGCATCTAGGATTCCAGGAACGTCACCGTCTCCTGGGGAGAAAGGAACGTAAGCTCCTTCTTCAATAAGATCCTCACGATCAGCTAGAACAAGCTGTGTGCCCTCAGGGAGATCTTCAAGCATACTAGCAGGAAGAGTCTCCAGAGGTACAGGCTCCATATCAGCGCCCTCTACGAGTTGGGATGGAGTTGTTACAACAGTGTCCTCACCGAAGAGGTCACTTAGGAGTTTGCAGGAGGTAAAACCCGTCATTATGACGAGAGCCGCTGCAAGGGATAGAATAATGTTTTTCATAATCAGCTTTGAAGTTTAGAGAGATAATCCCCATCCGACACATCTTCGTCGGGGCTGTTGGGGTTACTAAGTTCGGGAAGCCCGGTAAGAGCCGCCGCCACTTTCTTATACTCCTCGTAGTCCTCTAGCTTAACGAGAGAGTGGATGTCATGAAGACTGTCCATAGCAGAAGTTACCTCTGCCTTGCTTCCCGCAGGGGAAGACTTAGGACGAGGTGCTGACTGGTCGTACTTCGGCCACTGCCCCTCCATCTCCTTGATGATCTTAAAATCATGTCCGTTATCGAGATCAGTAATGTCACCGAAGTCCTCGTCGAGCATGGCTGCAATAATCTTCTTGAATAGAATCACCCCAACAGAGAGGATCTTAACATCACCCGACTCTCGGTCCATGATGTTCATGTAGTACCGCGCACGCGGCTTAATCTGCCGTGCGAGGTCCTCGTCTTCTTTCCGTCCCGTCTTCCACAGAGCGTAATACAGGTCGCATAGAGGGCAAGCCTCACCATGCACTTTTCGGCAGTGATGATTCTTATTAGTGCCATCGGGTCCAGTCACGCGGTGAATCTTAGTCTCCGCATAGAACTCATGGTCATCATCCTTGCCAGGAAGAATGCGGACAGCGTTGCTGCCTTCCGGGATTTGGTAGAACTTGTTAAGAAAGTCCGTGTTGCTGGCGTTTCCGCCACCGTTAAGTTGTTCGTGTTTCCGTCGTAGTGCGTCTAGATCAATAGCCATTTTAGTTTCCTTAGTTATAAAGTTTAGTTTCTGCGCGTCGGTTGCTGGACATTTGTACAATCATGTCTTTCTTGTGCTCAAGAGCCCGACACAGACCCTTAAGTACCTCGTACCTGAACGAAGCTTCGTTTAGGTCCTTGCTCGCTGTGATGTAAGACTCATCGCTCATGACCAGATCATCTAGGTCTTTTGCTGTAAGCTTAACAGAAGATGTGTTCTTGTGCCCTGCCCGCAGCTTGGCGGTTAGCGCATTCACATCCGTCTGCAAATCATTGTGCTCATGCTTCGCGGATGCCATCAGTCCATGATAGTAAGAATACATGGAAGGTTGCAGAGACATCTCAGTTTCCATTTCATTTTGATTGATTACAGAAATGGCATCTGAGATTTGCTTGTAGTTGTCCCAGCTAAAGTTAGTAAGAAGGTCTTGTAGTTGTTGGTCTTGCATTTGCTGCTGTTCCCGTGTCAGGTGGATTAGTTGTATTATTATTAGAGTTGGTTTGGTTTAGATTTTTAGGACCTTCTCTTAAAAAATCATCTGAATTTGGGGGAGCGGTAGATCCAGTACGAAAGGTTTTACTAAATTTTCTTTTGTAATCAACTGCCGTGACTAAAGTTAAATTTGAATTTATGTCTGATGCTATGTAATCTCCAGGCAATCCGTAAAATGTTCCTTTTGATGGATCATTTTGGTTGTATTGACACAAGCTGAATTTTTCATTAATTACATAGAATTTTTGTGTTTCTGTTTGGCTGGCGAAAGAATCGCTGGGTATGGAGACAAATGTCCACTTGGAGTTTCTTACTACGGCTATTCGCCTGTACACTTTAGGCGGTTTTTTGTAAATGTCATAAGGTTTCATTTATAATCTTAAATAGTTTCGGGTTAAGGTTTATTAGCATGAGCCAACCTCTAGAAATTAAGGTAGTCATCTCTTCATTGGTATGAGTTGTGACGATACCTGTTTCCTCATGGCCCCCCAAACCACAAAGCTCAAGGACAACGTGAGTAAGCTCATGAACCAGAGTCTCTCTGGCAGTCTCATGACCCATATCCTTCTCCAAAGAAATAATTCCTTTATCGAAGTCTGCGGAACCAAAACACTTCTCATTAGCTTCCTTTAATCCTCTCTTGATATTTAGTGT